GCTTGGAAAGCCGTATCGTAATTGCGCTTCGCCGCCTGCCACTCGGGGGTAGCTTTGGTAGCATCGGGCGTCATGCCCGTTGGCCCTTTGGGGAACTTCTTGAGTTCCTTGCTGAAACGATCTACGTCCTGTTCCAGCTTCGTCTGTTCCTCATTGATCGGTCTGTCGGCGTGTCCGTAAGCAGCTTCCTTCGGATCGTTGATACCCTTGACAATGCCGTGCTCCCAGTTCTTGCCGCACTTGTTGCACTTGGCGGTCTCGAAGTCCGTGGGCATCAAGCCGTAATCGTCAGAGCCGCAATGGGGGCACTTCGGCTTTTCCGCAGCCGTGCGACAGTTGGAGCAGGAGTTCACGTTGAAAGCAATCTTCGGAGCCGAGCAACGGCAGGTCTGAACGCTACCACACTTGCACACTTGCTTGCGGTGGTGGTTCGAGGCCGTCTTATCGCCTCGTGTCTCACCGTCCAGCAAATCTGCTTTGTTCGGGCAATAGCAGCCGTTCTCATCGTTGCCGCATTGCGGACAATACTCGGATGCGATGCACCCAGCAGCCTTAAACTTGACCTTCTCGGACGAAGCCTTGGCGGGACGTGCCTTCGCCTTTGGCGGCGGTGGGAACATGTGTTGCAACAGGTCCGCAAGCTGGTAGGAGTTGCCCAGTTGAGTCTTGTTCTCGTAAACGAAGTCGCGGAGCAAGCCGCCGATCTTGTCTCGGTACTGCTTCAGGGAATCGAAGCTCAAACCTGTGCGGTGAATCCACTCTTGAGTCAGGTCGCTGATCTTAACGTCGCCACTCTCGGTTTGCTGAGCTTGATCCCAGTAAATCTTGAGCAGGGCGGCGTAATTGGGGGCGGACTTCGGAGTCTCCTTGGTCTTCACCCACGCTTCGAACTTCTCGATAAACTGATTGATGTCGCGGTCGGACTCGGACTGACCGACGCCCGGGGTTGTAGCGTGCTCTTCGGTGTCGAGGATGTTGTAGGTCTCGCCCTCTTCTCCGGGTTGTTCCATGCTCATCTCTTCGGGGCGAATCAAAGCAATCGCGTCCTGCTTCGCGTGATCCTTGGCGTAGTAAATGAACGTGCTCTTGAGGTAGGAACTGACCTGCTCAGCGATGGGCTTCTTCTGGGTTTCCTTGTCGAAGCCTTTGACCTTCTCGGCAAAGTTTTCCAGCAGCTTCTTGCCGTTCTTCTGCGTCCGCTCGAACAGAAGGGAGACGACCGCTCGGTAGATCACCTCATCCTGAATGTCTTGGTCTTGGGTTACGGAGTTGAGAATCGACGAGTAGATTTTGGTGAGGTACTTCGCCCAGTCCATCTTGGGGTCAGTGGGTAACCCCGCCTGCTCGATGAGCGAGTTGACAATCGCGGTCAGGTCTTTGTTGAAGGCAAACTTCAGGAGGGACGCGAAATGCATCCAAGCCCCGGCAATCGGGGAGAAGTTTGCGGGGGTTGAACACGGTCGCCCCTGAAGGTCGGCCAATTTGAAGGCACACTCTCCCGCTATTTTCAGCGTAGACGAAATGCGGTAGGCTTTTCCATCAACACCGTACACGATTTGTCCTGCGTTAAGGCGCACAGTTCACCTCTCGCCGACCCTTGTTCCAAGGGACTCTACCTTGAGCAGCCGACTTCATTTTCTGTATCGTGCTTTCGGAGTGCCTTCTGTCTTTGAACCTAGTACCGAGGTTTGCTATTAGCTGCTCTTTTGAAGTTACACAGGGCATTTCACTAAGGGTTTTGCTGATCTTATCGCAAACATCTTGGGGAACAGTGCGCCCAAACATCGACTTGCTAATCTTGTCACGAACAGCTTGGGGGATGGGCTTTCTGTACTGGTGATGGTTTACCCCGCTCATCTTCCGACGAGTCTCTTCATTGGGGATTAACCCGTCACCCCCCATCGTCAGGTTATAGCCGTTCTCAGGTTTATGGGATTGATGCAGGATAATGAAGAAGGTCTCCATTTTACGGAGTTCTTCCTTGGTCTTGGCTTGGTGCAAGACCTCGACGGTAAAAGCCTCTGCACCGTACTTGCGGATGGCGTTGTGAAAGTAGAATGGACTACCCCTGCGGGCTCTGTACCGATGCTCTTTCCACCGACGATTAACGCTGGAGCCTTCCCACTTGCCGATGTAGACCTTGCCGTTGACCGTATTTGTAATGCGGTAAACAAGCATTGCCAGACTCCAAAGTTAGTCAGTGATCGGATCGTTAGGGTCGCCGCCAGTCTTTTCGTCTTCCTTCAGGACTGACTCAAGGGTCTTCATGTAGTCTTCGTGATCCTCGAACGCCTGAGGATCGTGGGACTGCCCTGCGGCTGAGTCCTTTGCGTCCTTCTGTGCTACCTTGAGGCCTAGACGACCGAGTTCGCCCTTGTAGAGCGAGTTCATTGCTGATGCGTCTGCTGCTGCGATTTTCTTTGCCATTTTAAGCTCCGAAGGGAGGAATACCCCCTGCAAAGGGGGACTGTAGTTGAGTTTCGTTATACTTGCGAAGGTACGCTGTCTCATGACGACCTTCCTTAAACGCTAAACATTACAACAGGCACGACTGGCTCTCCCCCGAACGAGAATGGCGTAATCGTGCCCAGAGTGGTGGGCATAACCCCACCGCCTGTGATTGCATTTGCGGCTGAACCAAATCGGACGGGTGGGACTGGAGACGAGTACGGAAACGACCATTGATTCAGGAGGTTCGCCATCGAAGAGGAATCCTGATGGCTGAACACGGAACCGCCGTTTGAGGCATCGTAACTCCCCCACGCGAACCAGTAAATTCCCGAAGGGAGAGTGACAGGCCCAACCGCAACCTGTTTAGTCCATTGGCTGTGATTTGACGTGTCGAGAAAATTTGCTCCCGCGTCAATCAGTTTCGTATTTCCATCCGCTGAGTAGAGAGCACACGTCATCCAACCGCCAGCACCCGAACCTGTGACCGTGGTAGCCGTGACGTGGGATATGACAAACTCAACTTCGAGAATGACTTGGATTACATTCACGACATTGTTAGTGTGAATGCTTCCGCTAGTCCCAACTGTGCTATAGTCCTGACCGCCAAGAAACCAACCCAGTCCTGCTGTCTGGAACTTTGACCCACCACCTGCCGCCGTTTCCCACGCGGGTACACCTGCAACCACCGTCAATACTTGACCAGAAGTACCGATTGGTAGTCGCTCGGGGCCGAGCACGGCTGGGGAACCAGTCAAGCCCTCGTAGATCATATCCCCAACGGTGGTCATGGGGTTTGCAAAACCTGAACTCGGAACCGTAGCAACGAATTCAGTTCCGTTGAAAGTAAGGACAGCCCCAGTCGGTATTCCTGATGGTGGGGCGGTGATGGTGGTAGCAGTATTCATGGTAACGGCGGCGTTGGCTAGTGCCCGGCCTGCCAACGACCCACCGCCCAATGTAATCGACGAGACAGCGAGAATGTTACCCACAGTAACAGCACCCGGACCAATCGTTGTCCATGAGCTTCCAACGACCCAAACTACGTTAGCAGCTTGAGCACCATTGGCTAGTGTGATCGTTCCAGCAATAGCCTGAGTGATTGTCGAAGCGGTCGCGTAGAATACGAACACAGCGTTCGGACTGCCCTGTGCATCAAGAATGATTGGTGTGCTGATTGCAAGGCTCGATCCACTCTTATAATTGCCCGCATAGTAGGTGCCAGTCGGAGCACCCGCTGAATGCTGGGTGCCCATGTCTGCTGTAGTGAGTGTCTGGATGAAGGTCAAACCTTCGTAATGAGTGATTGCCGTGTTGAGGTCCGTCAAGGCTTGAGATGCGACAGGCGAGATAACTGTCGTAGGCGGTGTCAAAGTCCATGGCGGGGTGCCTGCGGTGATGGTTGTGCCTCCGACATTTCCACCGCTGATGACCGTGCCCGCACCATCCGAGTTCGTGACCGTGGTTCCCAGTACGGCGTAAGTTGCTGCCGTAGCTAATTGCGTGGTGACGGGAGACGAAGGGCCTGAGGGAAGGGACACATCGGACAACGAAGCCAAAGTCGTAGTAGCCCAAGCTCCGTTATTAAAAATGTAAAGCGCGTTTCCGCTGCCCACAGCCCAACCATTTTTCGGTGTGTAGTATTCCCATTCACCGCTTGGAACCGCTGGATTGTCGGTTGACCAGTAGGCGAGATTGTTAGCTTGAGCCGACCACACACCCGTAGGACTGCTTCCAATGATGTAGGAGTCTCCGTTGGCGGGGGACACGGGCGGTGTGTTCAACCCGACGCTGATAACGTTCGACTCAACGAGTGCCTGAAGCCCGCGCAGCAACGCTTCGCCTGCGGTGTAATAGCCGTCACCGAGGGCTGCGCTAACGAATAACTGCGGAATTTTGGGGCCGAAGTGGATGCTCATGGTTTAACCGTCCTCAAGTAAGAATTCGTTAGTCCTCGTTTAGACTACAGTGATGGTCGCGGTAACGGGGGCGAGACCAGCAATCGGGAGACCCAAATCGGCGTTTGTAGCGGTCGCAGGATAGCCATTCATCGTCAGGGTGATGGTGCCTAAAGCCAATCCGCTGCCCCAACTCACCCCCCACTGCTGACCCCATCCGGGTCCAAACACTATATCCAAAATGTATACGCCACTCGGTCCTAAGAGCATCGTATTAAGTCCATTTGTATCCGTTATGACGACTTGTGGTACACCCTCAGTCAACCACAACAAAAATACGGAGTTAGGTACTGGTGAGCCAGCGATGTCATTAACAATGTTAGGATCGGCGACCAGCGACATGAACGGGCTTACAACGTCACCAGTGGGAATGTAGGTGGCAACCAGTGCAAATCCGGGTACAAATAGGGCGCTGACTGGCGACCCCGATAAAAATGCTACAAAAGGCGGGTTGGGCACGTGATGAACGACTTGAACGAAGCCCTGAGGGTCTATGGCTTGAACCAGATATATCAGGTAGCGGTTGTTGGTTCCGTCGAACGCCCACGATTGCACGGTCTGAAGTGACCCGTCCACGTAGATGCTCAGGTCGCGAGCGGGATTGAATGCACCAAGAGGTCCAATCTGCATGAACGGGCCAAAGTACGGCGAGTTCACTACAAGCTGAATTCTATTCGGGTACGGCCCGTTCGTGAGTGCCTGAACTATTTGCACGTGGTTATTTGCCCTCTTCGCTTACGGCTAGTTCTTTTGCGCGGTCCTTAACGTACTTCCAGACCTTTCGAAGTTTTTCCATGTATTCCGGTGATTTCTTTTCCTTCACGTGTTTTCTCTCAGTTTCCTCGTATGGCAAGCCCTGATGCAGATGCGGCTCGCCCTTACGGTGCTTCTCTTCAATACTCTTCTGCTCGCTCTGATAAAGGTTCTGAATCGCTTCTTCCTCACCTTTTGGAGCGGGCTTCGGTGCTGGAGCGGGTGCTGGGGCAGGCTTCGGTTCTTCCTCGGCTGGCTCCGTCGATGGGTGATCGCGGTGCACCACGGGCTCTACCTGATCCTCCAGTTCCTCTTCGTGCATCAGGCGGGCTTCCTCCTGCTCACGCAGGGCTTCGTACAGCTTGTCCTGAACCTCCTTGTCCTTGACCTTCCTGATCTTCTCCAGTTCCTTCTTTTTCTTCATCTCCTCCTGTTTCTCTTGGAGGCGTTCGGGCGTCTTGTCCAGTTCGTCCTTCTTCTCCTGCATCGCCCGCTCGCGGAGAATCTTCACGATGTTGTGTTGGACGGAAGGCAGGATGCGTTCGAACACCGCATGAACGTGTTTGCAGATAACGAAGTTCCCCCGGAGGTCAAGCTGCTCAGAAGGTGCCTGCAATTGCGGTCTAGGCGTCCCTAGCAGCCCATCTCGCTGATGGAGGTTCCACTGGGCACCCCAATACAAGAACGCGGGGCAGGAGCAGCTAATCTGCACATCGAGGTCTTTCGCTTGGCTCGACTCCTGTACCTTTGTCGTGTCAAATTGAACGCGCACATCGTGCCCTGCTGGGTCTGAATCCTCCTTGTTGCACTTCACGTTGTAGTGGAGGAACAGGGCTTTGGGGTTCGAATCGAGCAGCGATGGCGTGCATCCCGGGCGATACTTTTTCGAGAAGGCGTTCGTCTGGCGGACGAGATCAGGCAGTGAAATCGCAGTCTTTACCCCGAATTTCACGTACAGCCTAGATAGGGGAATGGTGACAGTCACGCTCATTTTAGACAGAAGCCCTCATCTGAGAAATTGAAAGTCAGTAGCCTAGCACGGAGTCATATCCCTCTCCGTAAAACACTATCTTCAAACGACTTAGACCGTCCCCGATGTAACCCAGTGAGATGAGGTTACGGACGACCCTCATTTTAACCAGCTTCCTGAACTCGGAAACTGTTTGATTGTCCTTCAGGCGATTGCAGTATTCGCAGGCGGGCAGGAGGTTCCACTCGGCGTTCGGTCCACCTCGGCTGGCGGGCTTTGCATGGTCTACGGTGAGGTCACAAAGCTCGGCGGGAGCGTAACCACAGTACCAGCACCGCCCATCGCACTTGCGAACGGTCCTCCACCACTGGGTTTTGCGGGGCGTGCGGGGCATTACAGGTCTTTAGGCTTGAGACCGAGGCCGAGACGTTTACGCACCACCGGATCAGTGAGGTCCTCGCCGTCTTTGAGACCCATCCGCTCACGGAACTCCGGGTCATCCAGACTGACCTAGGTCGGCTGAGCTTTCTTCCGCTTCTGCTTAATCTCTTCCTGTGTCGGTTTTTGCGGTGTTGATGGGGTTTTTGGTAGGTCGGGCGTGAGCTTGGGATGGGAAAGCTTGAGCAACCTCGCGCACTCGGTGGGGTCAATCGGTCGCGGTTGGGGCTTCTCGATCACTTCTTCGGCGGATTTGTCCTTGACAAAGGCGCTCATACCCAGCGAGGACTGCTTCAGGGTCTTGACGATCTGTCCATTGCGGTACACCGTGAGGCGCTGGGCGGTCGTATCGTGGACGAGAATGTCCCCGGCGTTGACTCGGAAGCTAAATTGAACAAAATTGATCGGACTCTTGGCTACGTAGCTACGTTGCATCCTGCCTCCACTTACTTAAATACTCAATCGCCTTGTAAAATAAGGCCACATCATCTTTGAATGTGCCCAAAATGCGATTACACCGTCCGCACAGTAAATCTCGATTGATGCCCGTAGCGTGGTCGTGGTCTACGGCTAAAAGTATTACTTTTCCTCTTCGGGTTATTGTTTCTGGTTGCCCGCACAAAGCACACAGACCTTTTTGCTTTTCGAATTTTTGATTGTAGCCATCCAGCGACAATCCGAACTTTTTCTTCAGATAATATCGTTTCATGGTCTGTGGGTAGTAAACGCGATTGCGCTGATAATATTGCTTAGCGGATTCAGCGCACGCTTCGCACTTTGTTTTCCCGGGACGAGCGGGTCTAGTGCATGAACCACTGGCACATTGCATATATCCAAATATCTCCTCTACTTAATACTTGGATATTTGGTTATTATTGGGGAAAAAGGAAAAAGGGCTCGGATTGCTCCGAGCCCTAAGGTTAACCGCGACAACGAGAGGTTTAGTTCTCGCCGTAGTTGGCGGTCGCGTTGAAGCGGCCATTGACTGTGAGACGCTGGACACCTGATGGGTTGAACACCAAGAAGCCCAAGTTCTCGAAGATGCTGAAACCGATCTGACGGAGGTCAGGACGGTCGGCAGACATCACGGTCAACGGAATACGTTCTGGGATTACGCCGAGGAACTCAGCGTCCGCCAGAATGTAGATGCAGCCGTAGCCGACCTTACGAGACTGGAGGAGCGTTGCGCCCCAGAGATAGCCCATGACGCCCGTCT